TTACTCTCCGCCTATGTTAGCTGATACTTTTATAGTGCCTTGAATTATTTCAGCAGCATTTTTTGAAGTAATGGTATATGGTATCTCTGCCGGAATACCTTTTAACGGAAGTGGCGTTGGGAAAGCCACTACTGTGTGGTGTTTAATATAATCGATTTTTAACTTGCAGATGTAATCTTTCCCGCTAGGATAAATATCGTAGGGGAAAATACGGAATAACTCATCTTCATAATCTTCTGAATAATCTGCTTCTCCACCTATGAATGGGAAGGTATTTATACTTGTAGGCTGAGCATATTTCCCGCCGACTAGCGGTTTCATGCTAGATTCATACTCCATATATTGCGCAGTGCTTGGGATACAAAATAGTTCATCCATATCAACTTCATTTAGTAAATAGCTTTTTGATGAATTGTCCAATACTGGAAATTCGTCAATGGGCAACAGATCATGTATGGATAGCGTAATTGTTATCTCTATATCCTCATCTACGGCCGTTCCATCATTTTCAATAGCAAGCTTTAAGCATTTTATATTGGAAAAGGTATCTTCGATACGACTCTGCTTAGAAAATTCAATTATAGAGTCGTAGAGCGATTGAATTAATTCATATTTTCTCTTTTCAGTTTCTGTCCCCCTCAAGTTATATTGCCCCCCAATCGCAAGGCTCCCTAAGCTATCTTTTGATAAATTGCCAAGTTCAAAAAAATCATCAGGTAAAGACAAATTAAAAGCAGAGGCCATTTTGGTCAAAAACTCTTTGCGCTCATCTTTTATTGTTATAGGGGGATAAAAAGACTCCAAATAGCGTTCAGCAGGAGAATTTGATTTTACTGGCTGTGTAGAATATGAACCTACTTGGAGTGCAGCAATGTCTTGGTACATTTGCTTGATTGCTTCGAGGTAATTGTTAGCGTTTCTTTCAAAATTGAGTGTAAAACTATGAACGGGAACGCTATCACACAACATCCCGTTTTCATTTATCCCTCTAAGAAGCAGTCGAGGTGTGCGCAAATCTTTTATCTCATTTACCTTTTGAATGCTAAGAAAATGTTGCGCCAAATGTGCGGTAAACAATTTGGTAAACTCTTCATCAGACGTATAGGTAAAATAGATTCCTCTGTCTTTGTATTTTTCACGAAAAGCACTTATTCGTTCATACTCAGCTGGATCGTGTGCTGATGGCGGAATGGGTTTGTCTGAAAAATACATAAAAACCTGTTTATCCGCCCCAAGCATAAGTTCAATTTCTTCTTCCGCACCTGATCCATATTCGTCAGTAGGCGTTCCAAAGCGTGTCCAAAACACGGCTACAGCTGCATCACACTGCTTAACAAATTGCTCATTCAATAGAGCTTGCGGCTTTCCCCCAGACTGAGCATAGGAACTCTTTTTCCAGTGCCTTGCCCTTAAAGAAATACCCAATGTATCAGAATATCTTTCATTGAAATCATCTACAATCTGTTTGATAATTTCAACTTCTGACTGAACATCACCAGGACAAGAAATAAGCAAATCATATTGAGTCACATTTTTTGCCATCCTGTTTCCTCCCCTGAATTCTATAAACTGATTTGATCGAATCGCTCATCGCTTAATATTATACTTTAGGTTGCGCATCAATCTCAGAAAAGAATTCATCTCGTTTCCGCTCCCATTGTGTAGAATCAATTGTAGGTAAACCTAAATGCTTCAAGATTCTCTCCTTCAATTCATTCATATCATATGCTCTGTGAACAGAATCATCTAACCTAAAGCACATTTCAGTCGGTCTAATTACACCCTTAATTTTAGAATAATCAAACCCTGGTAACAAAATAACTTGATAGGCTGCTTGCTTAACCCAAGAGGCACCCATTTCATTCAGACACACTTTACTTGCATAATAATTCTTCGATAGCATCATAATTACAAAGAGACCATCATTAGTCATCTCATTTCGCAAGTAATCGTAAATGTCTCCAGCTCCTTGGGGAACATCGTATCCATCTATGGAACTACAAAAAAGGTGTTCAGATTTTATGCCGATTCTCTCAAGTAATGAAACAAATTTTTTTACAATTATACTATCAGCTTGGGCATGACTTATAAAAAGCTTGGGCGGCTTGTACGCTTTGTCAAAACGTTTACTCATATCGCCTACCAAAACATCCATTGCACGTATTGTATTTTCAAACGTAATTGCACCTGCTTTTCGTAAATCCCATAACAAATCCAATTGCGCACACTGCGTTGGAAACACAGAAAGATATGTGTGATATACAGTCTCCAGTTTGCGAAGAAAAACCTCTGCGTACTGTGGATTCAACCCTTGTAATCTGTTATTAATAATTATCTTTAGGTGTTGATTGCTAAATTCATCCAGCAACCCTTTATCCAGCATTATACTTACCCCACGCTTTCTTTATCCTGATTTCGACAGTATCTGGTACATTTTCATTAACCAGGCCATACAAGTCGGTTCAGCTTGCCTACAAAACCTCAAGCCGTTACCGTAGCTTCGTCCCTCTGTTCATCAATACGAGTGAACAGCAAAAAAGTCGCTCCTTAATCTGAGATTTTATCAGAAAACGCACTTACCGATGCAATATAGTCAAAACGATCTTCTTGAGTTTCCTTAACAAAAGTTTCTTTCGACTTTGCAATGCTTTCAAAATATTTTCTAAATGAGCATGATACTTCTTTTGCCCATTTGGGAGACAACGGCATAGGAATACAAACCTCACAGAATCTTTTCCCAACATCCTCTCTATTTGTCTGCATCAAAGTAACTCTTCGCCACTGATCTCTAACTTCCCTAAGCGCCAATGCCCACAACATATAAAAGGGATCAATACCCAAATCGTTTGGTTGTACCCTCAGAACAAACACTTCCTTGGTCAATACAATTTGCTCTTCGCCAGGAACTAAAATTGAGAACTCTCCAATATTGCTGCTTGCCCGACTGGGAGATATTAAATCCCAACCTTTCAAATTGCTACGTCCGTCATTCGTTTTCCAAAATCGCCTTGCCAACTCAATTGGAATCAGGTTTGTTGGATTAACATTAATTCTTAAATTGCGAATATCGGAGACTTTAACATAAGGGATTGTCCCGTTTCGTAGGTCATTGCTTGGACTTCCATGACCGCCTTGTATTTCGATAATACCACGCTCTATCAAGTCGCCTAATGAGATTTCACAAAAGCCCCATTTTGCTTTTAGTTGTTCAAAGCCTGTTCTATATGACATATCGTAGTATTGCGGAACTAACACATCTTTCTGATAAATCGAAGTAAGCGGTACTGCAAATTGGCTATGCCCCTCAGAACATTCTTTTGCCATATCCAGCAATTCGTTATCAATTACGCTGGTTCGACTACCTGTTACATCGACCTTAAATCGCTGGCTACCATTTTTATAGATACCACAAGTTTGCGGATTAATAAAATCGACTACTTCATCATCACCGAAAGTAGAGTCTGGAGCAATCTTTTGGAATATATATAAGTTAGTCTTTGCCCGACAAAATCCTTGAAACGCCTCCATCGGTACATTGGCAACACATATAGGCTTCAACCGTGTCTTAGCCCACTCCCGAACATACGCATATGATGGTGAGAAAAAATATGTTTCTGGCAATACAATGCACATCATGCCGCCCACCTTAAGCAGGTCATGGCATCGGTTAAACATTGCTAGTCCAAGTTCAATATCCTTGCCCGTTTCAATGTAGGTCACAATACTTAAGCCAGCTTTCTTTGCATCTGAATATTTGACTTTCAAGGGAGCGCCAAAAGGTGGATTAGTAAAAACCTTGCTGAAACGTCCATTGTTAAACTGATTTGACTTAAGGTGAGGGTATTGCGTTTCCCAAGTGTGTGTCAACACACTGTCACCTCTTACGCAATGAGCTGATCCATCATCCAATATCTGCATTATAGCTTTGGTTAACTTAATACCAATAGCATCCTTATCAATACCAAAAAGATGAAGCTGCGCCCACTTTGAAACCTCTTTCTCATCGCCCGGATATCGATTCTTAATGTCAATAAGACATTGAACCAAGAAACCGCCCGTCCCACAAGCAGGATCGATTATAATATCTTCTAATGTTATTGGCATTAGTTTTATAGCCGCTTCAATTACTGGTGAAGGTGTAAAATACTGCCCCTCTTCTTGCTTAAGTGCTGCACTCCGCAATACTTGAAACGCAACCGAAACAGATTCGACCCCTGCATCAAGCACTTTTAGTGGAGCAAGCCTTTCTACGCAATCATAAATTGTGGTATCGCTAAATCTGATCTCCTTTTCAGATTCCGTTACAAAAATGTCAGGGTATACATCATGAAATTCCTCAAATCTCTCCCTAATATAAGCTCCTGTTGCGCTTGCTGTCGCACAGACTCTAAATGCCACTTCAGAAGACGATGCCATTTTTGCCTTTTTATCACTGTCCAATTTCAACAATAATAAATTACATAACTGGTCAAGCTGTTCTTCGCGACGAGTTACACGGCTGTCTTGAGCAACGACCTTGTCGAGCAAATCGCTAAAAGCTTTCCGAAGAGTGTCATTTGTGAGTGGAATCAAATTAGAAAATTTGAGCGCGGTTGCGGTAGGTGAAAGTTCGGCTCCAATAGAAGGGAAGTCAGATACACAGGTTTGTTTAGGGACCGTTAGTCCCTTCATATTTTTATAAACAGTAAGGCTTAATGCCGATGGATCTGCATTGTTGGCCCATATTCCCAATTTTACATGTGGTTCCAACGACAAATAGATTTCCAACTGTTGTAAGCCAACGTCAATAGTTGGCTGTTTTCCCTCAATAATAAACAACAGATGCCGATAATCTCCGCAGGTCTGTTCACTTTCAAAAACCGCAATATCGACAGGGAAACCGTCATATGATGAACCGCTCTCGCGTTTAGATGCCTCTGAAGGAGTTTTAGGAACTCGCCACTCTGTGCGCCCAAACATCATTTGTCCTAGTCTCCACCCCTTGTCCAAGAATCTTTGGACTAATGGACCAATAACGAGCTGTTGTTCAGGACCAGTTTTAAGTTTTGAGATAATATCTGAGTTCATGGGAATACCCTCGTCTACAAAATTTGTCGCACATATACATGAAATAATGATACCACATCAAGGGGCAAAAAACAATACACCATACTCCAACTTTCACTATGGCTCTTTAAGTCGGATCAAGCACAATAATTTTTCGTCCTAACTTTTGTGCATACCTTACTGTCATCGCCGTTCCTCCCCGCCACTCTCCGTTGTAGACAGCCAGCAGACAGGCAGCATGATTGACCAGATAGCGATTCCGTTTTAGCATACAGCCCTCACGGTGCTCCCGGCTCACATATACAACCTCATCCGCCTGCTCCAGAATAGAAAAATATAATTCCCGCGCTGAAGCTGACCACCCGTCCGCCTGTTCCTCGTAGGGCAGGACACAGTGGAGCTTCAGCGCGTGATTTTCTTTTTTCAAGGCCAGAACAGCTATAGCTGCCCAGGTATCTGCTCCCTCTGCCATACCAGAGTAGAAGTCCGTACATCCAGTGTCCACCAACTTGGCAATCTCTGCGGCAAGTGCCTTTTTCAGTGCGACGCAACGAGCGTCTGCCTCATTATAGCCCCATGGAAACTTTTTTGGGCGGTGCCCCGTGAACGCACAGCGGTTTTCAATCATCACAACTCTCTCCTGACTTTAATTTGATTATGGGGGTTATATCCCCTTAACACTGGAGATTATAACCCCCATACTGATTGGTGTCAATCAGGGAGGGTGATGTCGTGATTATTTTTGATAAGCTGTGGGATGTGATGAAGGAAAAAGGCGTCTCCACCTACCAGCTCCGAGAAAAGTGCGGCATTGACAGCAAGACCGTCCGGCGTTTGCAGGCCAATGACAACATGGAAACAAAGACACTGAACAAATTATGTTCGGCACTAGATTGCCGCCTGGAGGACATCGCCGAGTATGTCCCCGATGAATAACAGCTCTACAGGTCTGCGGAGGCAGGACCCGTAGAGCTGTTCATATTTGCGGAGCAAAAATCCCTATTTCCGTTTCTTCCCCCTCTGCGGAACAGAGCTTTTTAGCAGTTCCGACTTCTGGGCAATTCGTGCCAGCCACTGTTTTTCTTCCTCGGTCAATTTGTTGTAGCGGAGCTTTGTCTGCTTGCAGAACAGCATGATAAGCTGTTCCAGCTTACTGCCATTGAAACGAGCAACCTCCTCCAAGTCCTGTTTCAATTCTTCGGCAGCAGAGTTTTCCGGTGCGCTGTCACTCCGGCCCCGGTGTGCCTCCCGCATATCATCCATGATTGCGTCAATGTCACGATGCACCCGACTGGTGAAATATTCTCCCTCATCCACATGGGCCGATTGCAGAAGATAGGTCATTCTGTCGTTCTCTCCCGGCTGATACTTCTCCACGATTTCAGCCCGTGCCACATCTACCCATGCGTTCAGATTTTGTATCTGCATGGCGGCGATGCCCTCTACATAAATTTGAATATCGGCCAGCAGCTTTATAAAATCCGGATGCGCTACCAATTCCCCCAGCAGGGCAGTATCCACCCGCCCCGCTTTCAGCACATCAATCATAGCGTCACTCAAATGCAGGTCTGCGAGATCAGCGTTTGGGTGGCGCTTTGTTTCTGTCAGGCCCAGAAGATAATCGGCGGTCACACCGTAGAACTTTGCCAGCTTGATGAGAGCATAGTGGCTGATGTCCTTGGTGTCGTCCGCCTCGTAGCTGCCCAGTGCGGACGAGGACAGCCCCGTTTGCTCCGCAAGCTCTTTCAACGTCAGCTTGCGCTCCACCCGCAAATCTTTTATCCGTTCCTGTATCGTCAAAGACATATCGCTGCCCTCCATCTGATTTTACTGCCATTCTACCACATTTCCGAGAGCGTGGAAATATCCAGTTTTCAGGCCGGATTTCCTACCTCTTGGATATACGGGAGAGCGGCCTTTTTTCTGCTACGATGTTTGTGCCACACAGCATTGCAGCTTGAAAAAAGAATGACCGTCCGAAACAGATATGTTCTCTGGTGAAGTATCGCATGAAGCGTATCAAAGGGAACGAAACGCCGCTGAGAGAACAGGGGCAGGAACGGGTTTCGGGGAGAACGGCGGGAGTGCAGAGGGCGGCAGGCCCTTTGCGCCAAGTCCAGAGCGGCGAGCATCTGGTCAGTGTCCAGAGGTGGACGCTGGGGTCCCCGCCGAAACCCAGCGCAGCGGTTTCGGTGGGGAGAGGAGGAGCAGCGGAGTGAGCGAGGGATACGGAGCTTGCGACGACGAGGGCCGGGTGCAGGGCGGCAGCGCCTGCTCCGGTGTCCAGAGGGTGAAGCCCTTGGCCCAGTAAAGTGATGCCCTGCGTCACTTTACTGGGTTATTATCTGGCGCAAAGCACCCAGATTCGGCGGCTTCGCCGCCCCTGGCCACTCCCGGAACAGCAAAAACGAGAAACAGGAAGGAGAGCAAAATGGCAAAAAGACTGACCCGGCACAACGGAAGAGCCGGAAAAAGCGGAGTCTATAAATCAACGCACAACGACAGAACCTTCGATACCGAACACGCCGGCCACATTGACGGTGAGCGCATTCAGCAGAACATCTATTGGGACTGTTTCCGGGGCGCGACCTATCCGGCCCAGCAGGATGGGGAGGTTTCCTTCGCGGATGTGGAGCGGGCCTTTTATCTGGACCGCTACTCAGATTACCTTGATGGCCAGCATGAACGGAACGCCGAACGCCGCCACTCTGAGCGTGACCGGAGCGTGGATGATCTGCTGGCCGACAAACGCTTCTGTCCGGAGGAAACGATTTACCAGATCGGCACCATGGAGGACTCCGTTTCTCCGGATGTGCTTCTGGAAATTGTCGGAAAATTTATGATGGAGTTGGAGCGCCGCTTCGGGGAACACGTCCATGTCATTGACTGGGCGCTCCACCTGGACGAGGCCACGCCCCATATCCATGAGCGCCATGTGTTCGACTATGTGAACCGCTATGGCGAGGTGGAGCCGAAACAGGAAAAGGCGCTGGAGGCTTTGGGGTTTGAATTGCCTGACCCGGAGAAAAAGCAGGGGCGCACCAACAACCGGAAGATGGTTTTCGATGGGGTCTGCCGTGTCATTCTGTTTGATATTTGCAAACGGCATGGTCTGGCGGTGGAGGAAGAACCTGACCCCGGCAACCGTGGGCGCAGCTATTTGGAGAAGAACGACTATATCATCCAGAAGCAGAAGAAATTGATTACAGAGCAGGAGACGGCGATTGAAGAAAAATCGCGAGAGCTGGAATCCGTGTCGCTCCGGCTGGAGGATGCCGAGGCCCTGATTGACGAGGTAACAGAAATAGCCTACGACAAAGCCGTGGAGCTTGTGACCGATGCCGTCCGCGCCGAGACGCAGTTGCAGGATGAGAAGATCGTCTCCGATTACAAGGATTGGTGTCTGGCCCCGGAGCGGCGCTATTCCCCAGCGGAGAAAGGGCTGATCGGCAAGGTGCTGGGAAAGGCGCAGGAGCTGATCCGCAAAGCCGCTCAAAAGGTGCTTGCCAGAGTGCAGGCAGTTTTGCGAAAACCGGAAATCAGAGCCGCCGCCACCAAACAGATCAAGGAGAAAGCCAGAGAGTCCGTCCTCGCCAAGCTGGAACAGGGCAGAGCCGAGATTGCCAGGCAGGATGCGGAGCGCAGGGCGGCGCAGGCCGCAACAAGGCACAGCATGGAGCGGTGATTGCTATTACACTGACAGAGGGAATTTTGGCAGCGGCTACCGAAATTCCCTCTGTCATGTTTTTTGGAACAGGGCTGTCATGCCATTAGCCCGGTTTTTTCAAATTTGCTCATAACCACAGCGGGAGGGCGCGGTATAAAAGAGAAATGAAATCATCCGTACATGCGTACACGAGTACACAGCCCCCTGTACTGATGTACGTATGTACGGATAGTTTTGCGTTTGCCTTTATCTTTTTATAGGCGGTCATGTTGATTTGACCTTAAAAAGCTGGGTAAAATTCAATCCTTGTGATTTTCGTGAAAAAGGTTGTTCAGCAGTGAACGGATTACACCTGTTGGTGATTTACCAAACCGTGTAGCCGCTTTGCGGACAAGCGGTCTTTCCCACGGTTCCGGCGGGTATCCCACGAAACTGTGAAGTGGACAGGTGGCCTTTGTGATCTGGGCTTCATCATAGCAAATCTGAGCGGAAATTACAACTGCGAAAATCTTCATTATTCCGTAAAAATACTTTGCGGAATACAAAATCAAATTCATCAGGAAGTGAGGGAAAAAACTTTGAAATCCGATTTGAGGAACGAGATCAAGGCGTACATTGTGCGCCAGGGGATGACCATGCAGGAAGTGGTGGACGTACTCTCCGATGTGTACGGCTGGTCGGACAGCGTGTCCAACCTGTCCAACAAGCTCCAGCGGGAGTCCCTCCGCTACAAGGAGGCTGTCCAGCTTGCCGATGCGCTGGGCTATGACATTCAGTGGGTCCGGCGTAAAGCTGACTGACCCAACAGACTACGGATTATGGAGGTACTATGACGAAAAACTTTGAACTGCTAACCTTTGAAGAACTTCTGAACCTGCCTATCGACATTGAGAGCTGCTTTGACCCTATCTTTGAACCGCCCGCCGATTTCATTGAGGAATGGTATCGGGACCATGAACCGCAGAACCCGTTCTCCTGCAAAGTGACGCGCAAGATTGGAAACACCTGGTATATCGTTGAGACGGAATGTGATGGAGCCGAACCGCTGCCCAACCTGATGCGCCGTATGATTTTTTCGGATAAGGAGGCGGTTTGATCTTCCCGTTTTGTCGACATCAAAAGCGGACGGGGGACCTGTTCGGCGCACTATATCCGGGAGGATGTTCTGCGGGATGTGGTGCTTGAGCGCATCCGGGCTGTAACGGACTATATCCGGGCCAATGTGGAGGGCTTTCAAGAGGACTGGCTGATGTGCCGGAGAGAGGAACAGGAGAAGTCCATCCGGGCGAAGCGGTCAACTTTCCAGGTGATGACGTACTGCCAATGCCCTCGCTCGGCCTCCCGGAGCATTCGCTGAAACTCTGGGCGCTTATCGTTGGCGCCGGTCAGGTGGCGGTCGGCGTAGACCTTGACTACCTGCAGATTATTCATCCGGGCAAAGGCTTCACAGTCCGCGACCTGCTGTTCGATGGAGGCATCGTTCTGGGAGTGGACGGATATTCAATTCTTACCATCTTTTCAGTATAAGCGAAAGTCATGTCATATTTGCGGCGCAAATATTGGATGCACTTTGCACGTGCATTCTGGAACGCTGGAGCACAGTTCACAAAATATCTTTCGGGCAAATAGTCGGCAAGATTAGGAATGTGATCCAGACACCAAAAGGACGAGGTGGTGAATGCACCAGGACATAGCGCAGGGAAACGGGGACATAACCCCAATATGGCACGGTACCGTATCATCCGAACCGAAAACACTTTCAGGTGCAGCAGAGACCTGTCAACGGCAACAAGCAGGACAATCGACCAGAAAATTTGTTGGTTTTTGCGAATTCCGGAGAACATATTGCTTACCACCATGCCCATCCGGAGGAAAGCGGCGTGTATTTTCCATACGCAAAACGTAGAGGAGGTGATGCCCAATGACATCTCAAAATTGCAATCCTGCACAAGGCAAAGGGTTCGGTCTACTATTTGAGATGGGCAAACCGGCTGCGGGAAAACTTTAACAGCCATAGCTATTATGGGCGCGGGGTACAAAATGGGTCATCCGCGACGAGAGCCAGCGCATCAAGACCCACGACGCCGCCCAGAGCAAGGCCATGCACCGCCTGGGCGACCAGGCCCGATACAAGCTGATTCTCTCCGGCACCCCGGTGCAGAATGACGCCATGGACATTTTCAGCCAGTACAGATTCTTAGACCCCACCATCTTCGGCCAGAATTACTACACCTTCCGCAGCCGCTATGCGGTGATGGGCGGCTTTAACAAAAAGCAGGTGGTGGGCTACCGGGACATGGACGAGCTCATCCGCAAGGAACACAGCATCGCCTATCGCGTCACCAAAGAGGAAGCGGTGGACCTGCCCGAGCAGACCTTCGAAAACCGTATAGTCACCCTGGGCAAGAAAGAGCGGGGCATCTACAACCAGCTGAAGCGGGACAGCGTGGCCCAGCTGGAGGGCGGCGCTGTGGGAGCAGCTAGCCGGCCGGCAGGCTTTAAGCCTTACGCGGGAGCAAAGGCCGGGGGCATAGGCTATCAGCCGGAGCAGGCCCCCACCCTTACGGCGGAGCAGGAATGGGCTGTGTGTGCCGTAGACTGCCGCAACGGCAGGGAGAGCCCCGAGGTGAACCGAACAGCAGAACGGCTTGACGACGCCATCAATAAGCAGATACCGCAAGAGCCTATAAAGGCCAATGACATTCAAGATCAGATTTACTTGCGATACGTATGCCCCACTTGTCATTGCGCTTTTACCTATACAGGAACCGCAAGATACTGCTCCCACTGCGGCCAGGCGCTGGATTGGGACAAAATTCTACATGGAGAAAGGTGATGCACATGGAACTGCTAGACATGGTCCGCGACTACCAAGCCCTACTGGAGAAAAAAGCCGCCCTACAGGATCAGACCAAACCCGGAATTTGAAGGAGGCTCAGGCGACGCGCTTCGCGCTTACGGCCCTCTGCCCGATGGTGACAATCTGCCCTTTGTGGTAAAAAATTGAAAAGAGCCCGAAAAAGTTGTCTTTTTGAAGGCGACTTTTTGGGCTTTTTGAGGGTATTATGAGGGGGCTTTTTAGCCCCCTCAAATACGCATAGGGGGAGTGGAATGAACGCGGAGTATAACATGGGACACATAGACATAGATCAGCTGGTGGATTACAAAACAGAATACAGTCAGGTGGTAAAGCACGCGCAAATCACCGGGGACACTCTGCGGGGGCTTTGCCCTTTCCATGAGGATTCAAAACCTAGTTTTTCCGTGAATCTGAAAACCGGGCAGTGGACGTGTTTCAAGGAGGGGGAGAGCGGCAACTATCTGGATTTTTATGCCAAGCTCCACAACACGGACACCAAGACCGCCTATAAGGAGATCCTGCGCCAGCACCACATTGACCCGCCCCAGCGGGAGCGCAGACACCAGCTGGTGATGTATACCCTCAAGCAATACGCCTTTGAAAAGCACCTGCCGGAAGAATGGCTCCGGGAGCGCTGCGGCCTCAGTGATGGCAGCGACTATGACCGCAACTCCCATGAGAGTACCACCTACCTGAAGATTCCCTATTGGGACGAGAGCGGCCAGCTGGCCACCTACCGCAAGCGCTTCGCCTATAAGGAGTTCCGCTGGAAAAAGGGCAGCTCCACCATTCTCTATGGCCTGTGGCGCCTGCCGGAATATCGGGAGGAACAGGCGGCCATTCTGGTGGAGGGCGAGAGCGATACCCAGACCCTGTGGTATTTGGGCCTGCCCGCCCTGGGCGTGGCCGGGGCCAGCAACTTCAAGGCGGAGCAGGCAAAGGCCCTGGACGGTATGACTCTGTATCTCCATAAGGAGCCCGATGGGGGCGGCGATACTTTTATAGCCAAAACCTGCCGGGGGCTCCGGGAGGGCGGCTTCTCCGGCACGGTGAAGGTGTGGAGCTGCGCTCATTTAGGCAAGCGTTTCCCAAAGGGAAACTCGGCGACTTGGGGGAGCGAAGCGACGCCAATGTCGAAAGACCCCAGCGACCTGTACATGAAGCATGGCCGGGAGGAAGCTGAACGGCTCATCCGTGAGGCACTGAAAGCGGCAGAGGAAATCGACTACCAGAAGGACCCGGAACCGAACACCATGTATGGTGTGGGCCTGGAGGGCGCTCCTATTGCGCTGAAGTGCCCAGGCGGCTGGGGCATGAGCGAGGGCGGCATCCGGGAGTACAACGAAAAAAAGGGCACGTCAGAGCTTGTCTGCCGGACGCCCATCCTGCTGACCAAGCGCATCCGCTCCATGGACAGCGGCGAGGAAAAGATAGAGATTGCTTTCCGCCGGGATGGCCGCTGGCTCACCTCCGTGTGGCCCCGGTCAACGGTGTTCTCCTCCCGGTCAGTGCTGGCTCTCGCTGAGTTGGGGTGCACCGTCACCAGCGAGAACGCAAAGGCCGTGGTGAAGTTCCTGGGCGCTTTGGAGGGAGAGAACCTGGAAAAAATCCCCTCGGTGCAGGCCACCGGGGTTTTAGGATGGAAAGAAGTCCAGTCTCCCTCCCGGTCGACTGACTTCCCGAGTTCGTCGGCGTTGGCTTCGCCAAGCCGCGCGAACTCTTCCCGTTGGAAATTCATGCCCGGTCACGATGAGGGCTTAGTCCTGGATTGCGACCCCACCATGCAGGCGGCAGCGGCGGCATACCACCAGAGCGGCACCCTGGAGGGCTGGCTTGCGGCCATGCGGCCCCACCGGGAGAGGAACAAGTTCCGCTTCATCCTGGCCTCAGCCTTCGCGGCCCCGCTGTTGAAAATCACCCGGCAGCGCAACTTCCTCACCTACAACTGGGGCGGCTCCCGGGGCGGCAAGACAGCGGCCCTCTATGCCGGGATGTCCGTGTGGGGCGAGCCGGAGAAGCTGACCGTCAGCTTCAACACCACTTCCGTAGGACTGGAACGCCGGGCAGGGCTGTGCTGCGACCTGCCCATGGGCATCGACGAGCGCCAGCAGGCCGGGGACAAGCAGGGCCTCCTGGAGCAGCTGGTCTATATGCTGGCCAACGGCACCGGCAGGGTGCGGGGCGCAAAGAGCGGGGGCCTGCAGTCGGTGTACCAGTGGCGCACGGTGGCCCTCTCCACCGGGGAGGAACCCCTGACCGTGGAGACCAGCAAGGGCGGCGTTTCCACCCGCGCTTTGCAGATATACGGCCCACCCTTTGCGGACGAACAGAGCGCCAGCGCCATGTATGGCCAGGTGGCTGCGCACTACGGCCACGCGGGACCGGCGTTCATCAAGCGGCTGGTGGAGCTTCCCCAGGAGGACGTGCAGGCCATGTTCGGCGAGATGAGGGAGTATGTGCAGGGACTCAGTGATGGGAAGAACGGCGCGCATACGGCGGCGATTGCTTTGGTGGCTCTCGCCGATGCTATGGTGGACACCTGGCTCTTTGAGGGCTGGGACGGCGTAGCTATCTCCCCCGAGAGCTGGGAGCGGGCAAAGGCCATGGCCGCCGACATTCTGGACCAGCAGCAGACCGGCGGCTCCGGCGATGTGAATGAGAACGCGGTGCAGTTTATTGTGGATTGGGTGCTGGCCAACAAGGCGTTCTTCAACCCCCAGACCATCGGCACCTGCTATGGCATGATGGCGACGTTGCCTGGGGCAAGTCGCGGCGAGGGAGAGGTGGCCTACATATTCCCCTCGATTTTGAGCCAGGCGCTGACTAAGGCGGGGTTTTCACCACAAAAGACCCTGCGGTATCTGGCAGAGCAGGGGATGATTGAACAGACCGCCGAGAAGAAAGCCAATGGAAGTACGGTGATGAGAAATACTGTGAAACGCCGTATAGGGGGGAGGGTGGCAAACTTTGTATGCTTTAACATTGGGCAGCTGTGGGGAACAACGGATGAAGTGGAGGCCCTGGCCGATGAACATGAACGCCGGGATAGAGGCGAGCAGCTTCAGATTTCGATGGATCAGCAATGGACAGAAGTAGACGATGATGGCGATTTGCCGTTCTAAGTGTTCCCACCTTCCACATCGTTGTGGAAAGTGGGAACAGGAGTGGGAACACCGCAAGCATTTCACAAAGCCAGTATTTATGCGGTTTCTTGATGTACTGTTCCCACTGTTCCCACTGTTCCCACCAAAACCATACCAATCTACCAAAAACGCAAAAATGCAAAATCTACATGGATTTCCTTGTAATTTTGCAAAAATTGAAAAAACAGGGGTATGTTTTCAAGTTGGTGGGAACACCCCGAAAGCAACCCTGCAACCCCAGTAATATCAAGGAAAAATCATGTTCCCACTTGGCTTGGAAATTGGTGGGAACACCCCAAAAATAACTTTTGCAATCGGAGGAATCAAAATTCGGTGGACTCCGTGAAGTACCGTTATTACAGCCTCTGGAAAAATTGAAAATATTTCCTCACTTTTCACACGAATCACACCAATCACTCGAAACACACGATATAATGAATACTAGGGCCGATAGATGGGGCGGCTCTCATTCCTTTTTAGATTGCTTTGCGTTGATTTCATCAGCGTAAAGCACAAAGCATACAACGTCAGTCTCTGGCCTCATCCTTGCCTGAGCTGGCATTCAGCACAGCTATCCATGTGGTAGCTGTGCTATTTTTATGGCTTATACCCGCCCCCCGGTCCAAGGTACTACAGACCCCGGGCACCGCCTGCGGGGCAAAAGAGGCCCGCACCATTGCAAAGCTGTTCGGCGTGACCGACCGGCACATCCAGCAGCTGACAAAGGACGGTGTGCTCCCGGCCACCTGGGGCTCCTGCGGCAGATGCGGGGCGAACTGGCCGCGCAGATTGCGGGAGAGGACGGAAGCTGTCTCCTGCCGCACACTTGCGTGGCATTTTTTGAGGGAAGATAAAGAGCCGGACAGCTTGTAGCTGCCCGGCTCTTGCTTACGCCTGAATTTTTGTGATAAGAGCTTCCTGCAGGACTTGGGAGAAGTTGACTCCCATGGCCGTAGCCCGGTCGTTGAGCCAGGAGGGAATGGTGAGGGTCTTTTTCACGGCTCGGGTCTCCTTGTACTGGTCGATGGTGCAGGCCACCAGGGAGGTGAAGCCGTCCTCCGGGGAGATGGCCCCAATGTCTGAGGGTTGGGCTAAGGGCTTGCCCTGCTCCAGCAGAGTGAGCACATAAGCGGCCAACGCCTCCTGAGCCTCGGCCATCGTCTCAGGGAGAGCGTCGCCAAAGCTCTGACAGCCGGGCAGGTCGGGGAACTCCACCCAATAGGCGTTACCTTCCTGATGGAAAATGGCGGGATAGACAAACATCATACGAGATGCCTCCTTAAAGGAGGGGGCACACATTTATGTGTTTTTGAGCCCCGTGTCCTTTCGTATTTTGTTTAGCAAGCCGGTAGGAACATCCTTGCCGTGAATGGGAAGCACGGTGGTGTCCTCTCCCTTTTGAAGAACATGGTGGCTGCCGTGTATCCTGACCACTTCCCAGCCGTTTCCCTTCCGAAGTTTCAGCAGGTCTTTGTCTTTCCTGTTCTTCCCTCCTTGCAAGAGTATTATAACACGTATAACACGTATTGCCAATCCTTTTCCGAAAAAAGTTGTGGTGATTATGCCGTTGCCCTGCGGGCAAGTCAACGAGTTTTTCTGCGGAAAACTCCATAAGGATGGTGATCAATATGAACATAATCGACCAAGTTGTAAGCTGGTTCAGCCCCCAGCAGGGGCTAAGACGTTGCCTGCGGCAAGTCTCCCGGCAGGCCTGGCGGGATGCGCTCCGGCATTACGACGCGGGGGACGATTCCCGCTTGAACGCGAACTGGCGGGCCGTCAATGCCAGCGCGGAACAGACCGACCGCTACAGCCGGGATACGGTACGGGCCAGAGCCCGGGACCTGGAGCGCAACTCGGATATGCTGGGTGGGGTGATAGGGGCCTTCGTCCGCAACGTGGCGGGCGGGGGCATTGAGTATACCCCATACAATAAGCCGGTGGGCTACTGGTTCCGGCAGTATTCCATTGACGGCATCACGTCCCCGGAGCCGGTGTGTGTGGACGCGAAGGACGTTATCTTCTACTTTTCCAAGCGTAGGCCCTCCCAGCTGCGGGAGATGAGCGACATGAGCCAGACCTTGACCCGCATAAGGGACGCCAATGAATTTATGGTGGCGGAGGATACCAAGCAGCGGATTCTGGCCTGTGTGGCGCTGTTTATCAAGAAAATCAATCCCAATTTGGGCCGGGGCCGCACCGGTACAAACGGTAAAGGCTATGACCGACGGATGTTCACCCCCGGCATGGTGAACGAGCTGGAGGCCGGGGACGAGGTGGATATGATCAACCCCCAGGGTCAGGCCACGGACGCCGCTGCTTACGTTAAGCTGCTCCAGCGGCTGGTGTCCTCCGGCCAGGGGGTAAGCTATGAGGCAGTGGCTCGCGACATGAGCGGCAGCACCTATAGCTCCACCCGGCAGAATCTTATCGAGGACGGCATGACTTATGCCGACGAGGTAGAGCTGCTGGTGGAGGTCATAGACGAAATATACGAGAGCTTTTTGATTTCGGCGGTGCTGGCCGGGAAGCTCTCAATGCCGGATTTCTGGAACCAGAAAGAGGCGTACTTCACCCATAAGTGGGTAAAGCCGCCCAAACCGTAGATCGATCCGGCAAAAGAGGCAACCGCTGTTATGACGGCCCTAAAGACCGGACAAAAGACCTTTAAGCAGATTGCCGCCGAAAACGGCAAGGACTGGCGGGAACAGATAGACGATATCGCGGAGGTGTTGGAATATGCCCAGGAGGTCCACGGGCTGGATTTAAGCAGCATGATTTTCGGCCAGCAGGGTGGCGAGCCTGCGCCGGTAACGGGGGGAGGTGATAGCGATGGCAAAGCAGATGATGAGGGCGGCAGAAGCGGAAAACGGTAACAGTTGCGATTTGGCCCCTGGCCAATATCGGAGGGACAGGATGGTTTCGGCCATCCGGGCAGAGGAAGGAGAGGGGCGCAAGGTGATTGGCAAAATCACTCGCGCCTGGGTGGAAAATGGCCGGGGCCAGGCGGAGGTGGAGTTTGACGAGGATGCTGAGTCCGACGCCATCTACAAAAAGGTCAAATCCGGCTCCCTCAAGGGCATGTCCGTGGGCTACATGGTGAACATGAAGGAATCCGAGGACGTCCGGGCCGGAAAGAAGTCCGAGGACGGCAGGTTTACCGGGCCCTGCCGCATCATGAAGATGTGGCAGCCCTTTGAGATCAGCATCGTAAGCATTCCGGCTGATTCCACTGTGGGTGTAGGCCGGGACTGGGATGGCCCGGAGTTTTCCCCATCGGGGGAAACTCCGCAACTTGCCCGCAGGGCAACGTTGACCGCTCCACTTTCCGTGTATGAGCAACAGTTGCAAATAAACAAAAATATCATTGGAGGTATGTAAGTATGGGCAGAAAAGCAATTCGGGCGGCGAACCTGCTTCCCCGGAGAACACCCGCCAGCTGGTGGATGAAGCCCTGCAGGCGGAGCGCCAGCGCAGCGCGGAGATCACCACCCTGTGCCGGGAGTTGGGCATGGAGCCGGACAAATTCATCGCTGAGGGCAAGACCCTGTTCGAGCACGCGTTTGTGGCCCGGATGGGGTCTGGCCATGTGGGCATCTTTGAACGGGACGGGGGCAGGTCCCCCAGCGGCGGAAGCTCCATCCGCGAGATCATGGGCGGTTCGGTGCCGGGAATGCTGGGTAAGGACGAGGGGAAGGAGAAGCTGGGGGAGCAGGCGGCAGAGAAATACATGGAGCGGTATCACCACGAGGTGGTTCGGCTGCTCAACGGCTGGGGAGGCTAAGAGCTGTCCTTCGGCCAGCTCTCCAAGTTTCCTTTTGGGAAACCTTGAAAGAGGTGAAAGAAACCTGAATGACCAAGCAGAATTTGCTGGACGCTCTATGTGATTTCACGCGGGAGGCAGTGAAGGACCTGCTCCTGCCGGTGGAGATGCAGGAGGACGATGAGGCCCAGCCCCCGCCCCGGCCCCCCGAAGTGTACTCTATGGGCCTGCCGGACTTTCAGGAGGCGGAGAAGAAAGCGCCGTTCATCCTCCATCAGGTCATTACCGCCAACGACGTGTGGCCGGAGGGGAAAACAGAACCCGTCAGCAAGGCGGTGGTGCGCACCGTATTCGGGGTCTCTCACCCAAATAGCCAGGAGGGGCCGCTGGCCCTGCTGGGGCTCATCGAGCGTGTGCGGCTGGCCCTGTGGCGGCAGAGGAGCATCTGCAAGCAATTCAGACTGGACATGAAAGCGGGAGCTGACTATCCCATCTACGATAGGCAGCTCCGCCATTTTATGCCGGGGAAATGGTGACTACCTGGTCGCTGCCCTCGGTAAAATTGGAGGTATTATATGGCAAGCAAGGCTGCAGCAACATCCGCAGTACCGGCCCGGAAAACCACCGCTGCGAAGGCGGACACTACGTCCCGCAAGAGCAATAAGATCTACTGCTACATCGGGCCCAATATCAAGGGGTATCTGCATACGGGGCAGGTGTTTCGGGGGGAGCGGGAGGCCATTCTCAAGGAAAACGCCGAAGTGGTGGAAAAACACCCCCTGGTCAAGACTCTGCTGGTTCCTGGCGAGTCCCTGGCCGTGGCCAGACTTAAGGTCAAGGAGCCCGGAACGGCCCACTATGCCAACTTCCAGAAGCTCAGCCGTGAGCTCGTGGAGGCAGCCCAGGAGAAGGTCCGGCCCGAGTACGAGAAATACGTAAAGGAGGAATAAGCTATGCCGAATCTGGGCGTACACGTATATGAAAAAGCAACGGCGGTGAGCATCCCCGTGGTGGCGGACAGCGGGATCCCCTATTTTGTGGGAACCGCCCCCGTCCACACGGCGGCAAAGCCCAATTACCCCGTCCTCTGCACCAGCTGGGACGAGGCGGTGGAGAAACTGGGCTTCAGCTACGACTGGAAGAAGTACACCCTCTGCGAGGCCATGTACAGCCACTTCCAGCTGTTCGGGGCCCAGCCTGCGATCTTCTGCAATGTGTTGGATCCCGGCGACGGGGACATGAAGAAGCCGGCGAAATCCGGGAGCCACAATCCCATCGAGCATCGGATCACCCTGCCTCTGGAGACCATCCGGACCGGGCTCAAGGTGACCAGCGGCGAGGGCGAAAGCGCGGCCCAGTTCCAGGAGGATGAGGACTACACCCTGTTCTATGACGAGGACAAGGACGCCTGCGTCATTGAGCTGCTGGAGGACAGCCCGGCCTATTCCGCCGCCACCCTGACCGTGGAAGCCGCCCAGGTGGATCCCGGCGCGGTGACCACCCCGGACGTCATCATGGGCATCAGTCAGGTGGATGCCTGCATGACCGCCGTGGGCGTGATCCCCGACCTGCTGCTGGCCCCCGGCTGGTCCCAGGACACGGTGGCGGCCGCCATCCTGGCCACAAAGGCGGCGGGGATCAACGGTCTGTTCGGGGCGAAATGCCTCATTGACGCGGACTGCACCGAAGAGGGCGTCACGGAATACAGCCAGCTGACGGCCTACAAGAACAAGAACAATTTCGTAGACGTGAACCAGATCGTCTGCTGGCCCCAGGTGCGGCTGGGAGACTATCAGTTCCACCTCTCCACCCAGCTGGCCGGGCTCATGGCCTCTGTGGACACGGCGAATGGCGGGTGCCCGTATGAGAGCCCGTCCAACAAAAACCTCAAGATGGATACCTGCTGCCTGGAGGACGGAACGGAGGTGAATCTGACATGGGAGCAGGTGAACCTCATCGCGGGCAGCTGGGGCGTGGTGACGGCCATCAACTTCATGGGCATGGGCTGGACGGCCAAGGGCAACTACACCGCCTGCTACCCGGCCAACACGGACGTGAAGGACCAGTTCATCCCCATCTCCCGGATGTTCGACTGGGTGGGGAACACCTTCATCCGCACCTTCTGGAGCAAGCTGGACAAGCCCATGAACCGGCGGCTCATCGACAACATCCTGGACACCGGCAATATCTGGCTCAACGGGCAGGTGGCG